ACCAGTTCCCTTAATTCGTCCTCTTAGTTGCTCACCATAAATTTCTACTTCTGGATACTTCTCTCTAAACCATGCTGAATTTTTTGAACTACAGTATTCTTCCCATGTATCAATTTGCTTATTAACTTTATTTGCATCTGCTAATGGAATGTTTAATACACGAGATACATCTTTTACAATATTTTTATTATTAAACTGCATAAAGGTTGCAATAGATGCAACGTGTCTATATTGTCTAACTAGATAATCTTTAACTTCATCACGACGTGTATCTTGAATGTCTGAATCAATATCTGGAAAGTCATTACGTTCTGGATTAATAAAACGGAAGAACAAAAGTCCATGTTTAATTGGATCAATGTCTGTAATGCCAAGTGCATAACAAAGTAAAGATCCTGCAGCAGATCCACGACCTGGACCTACCATAATATCTTCTTTCTTTGCCCAGTTAAGCATATTGCGAACAACAAGAAAGTATGGAGCAAAGCTTTTATCTTTAATTACTTGAAGTTCTTCTTCAAGTCTTAAAACATATTCTTCATTTTTGTCAAGTTTATGTTCTATTAAACCTTGCATAGCAAGATCTTTTAATTCGTTATCTGGATCAAGATATTGAACTGGAAGTAAATCAAGTCCAGACTTAACATCATAGTCCTCAATCTTATCCATAATTTCTAGTGTACTAGTAAACATTTCTTCATCTGTATGACCCTGTTCAGCCATAGCGGATTTCATTTCTTCGTATGAAAGCAAATGAATATCAAATGATCTAAATGACATCTTCCTGTCTTCACCATATAGGTAATCAAGACGTTCCATCATATTCTCGTGCTTTTTAGATTTTTCAAATGTTGAATCTTTTTGAACTTTACCGTGGGTATTAAGAAGAAGCATCATTTCTTGAATTTCTTTTTGACTTAAGTCAGCATGGTGGCAGTCTGGAGTGACAACAGTTTTAACTTTAAATGCTTTTGCAAGATCAACCAGTTGGTCATTAATGCTTTTAGGGTTATGTGGCATTAATTCAACATAAAAATCATCACCAAAACGATTCTTAAACCATGCCATCTTTTCTTTTGCAAATGCATACTCTTCATTTTCAATAGCTTTTGCAAGAATTCCACCTTGACAAGCAGACAAAACAATAATGTCGTCACCATACTTATCAAGAATTTCAAAATCAAAACGTGGCTTATTGTAATAGCCTTCAGTCCAGGCAACTTCATTAATCTTGTTTAGATTTTCTAAACCATTTTGATTCTTGGCGAGAAGAACTAAGTGGAAAAAGTTAACATCAAGTGGGCCAACACGATCTTTTTTAGCCTTCTTTTCATGTCTGTCTAATGCCAAATAGCCTTCTACGCCAAGTATTGGTTTGATGCCCTTTGCTTTTGCAATACGGTGCAGTTCCCTATGCCCAGATAAAGTACCGTGGTCAGTGATGGCAATTGCTGGCATCCCTAACTCAACTGCACGGTCAATGTATTCTTCTGGAGTAGCAACACCATCCATTAAGGAAAAGTGTGTATGGACATGCAAACCAACGTAGTTCATCTGTTACCAGTCAGCGTTTGCTGATGATGAAGATGGACCGTCAAAGCCTAGATAAAAGGCTTCTTGTTCAGCATAAGGAATTTTGTTGAGAGCTTTTTCCAATGGAAATGGCTCTACCCCTGTCCAATCAAATGGTTCCTTATCTGGTCCACTTGGGATAAGTGTGTAACTTGTTTCAGTTCCCTGACCATTACGTTTCACTTTCCAAAGAAGATTTGAGATGCTTCCTGTTTCAAGAGCATATTCACGAATAGTATTAAAAGCAGATTGCTTGCTTACACCCATTGACCAAATAGCCACATATGGTGCCTCAATTCCATCATCTACAAGGACGTTGCAATAAAAACGAAGACGTGCTCTCCAGCCAGCCTTTGGATCCTTGCGGTGCATTTCTTCTGCCCAGTCACGACCTTCTGTGTCCATTGTGTCTACAGCCTTACGCTTGTAGTCCTTTGGATTAGTATGCTCTGATACAACAAGAGCAAGACCACGTGCTTCATTATAGTTTGCTGAATCTTCATCAAGCTCTTCAATGAAACGAATTTTTACTGATTGACCATCAGCTAACTTAAGCCAACGAACTTTTGTTCCTGTACCTTCATACTTAGGCTTGTCAACTAGGGCATTTATATCTTTTAGACCTCTTACGATTGCCATTTATTTTCTCCTTATATTTTGTATGTATTTTATTTTAGCATAGCAGAGATAGAGTTGTCAAATGAAAACTCAAGTTTCTTGATATCATCATCATTCATATCTCCAATATCCTTATATTTTTTATCTATGTTTATTACTGTTACAAGGCTTCCCAGTTTTTCAACTAGTTTGTCTTTCATTATAGAACCAGCCTCGTCATTATCTGCAATAAGTACAATATTATTAAAGTACTTTTCTAATAACCTGATTTGTGATACAGATACATTAGCACCCAGAGTAGCAACTGCTGGGAATCCTACTTGATCAAGTCTTATAGCATCAAAAGATGATTCAACTACATAGACTGTTGATGATGTTTTAATTCTACTCAAATTAAAAAGAATTTTACTCTTAGGAAGTCCTGGAGTATTTTTAAAATCTTTTCCTTCAATAGTTCTAGCAACAAACCCTATGCACATGCCATCTGGTGTTGCCATTGGTATTGTTACTGAATCTTGTTTTTCTGAATATCCTAAACTAAATTTTATCACAGAATCTTTTGTAATGCTGCGACCTTCAAAATATCTCATTGCTCTTGGTGATTCAAGTGCTTGATTATTTAATCTTTTAATGAGTAGTTCATCATATTGAACAAAGTCTGCTGGAGCATAAAGTGTTTTATCTATTAAAGAAGCAATATTATTTTCTTGTTGTTTACTTGCAATATATCTTACGGTTTCAAAGTATGTTCTATTAGATGTAAACATAATAAGCTCAACTAAATTTTTAGTGGTTTGACATCCAAAGCAAAAAAACAATCCAGATTCTTTAGATACTTCTCCAGCAGGTGTGCGGTTATTATTGTGGTATGGACAAAATATAATAAAGTCAGAACCAAACTCTGCTTCAATATCTATGCCAGCACCGTTAAGCACTCTACGTATTTGCTCTTCTGAGTATATTTCTTTACTTGCCATCTTCAAAGTCCTTGTACCTGTAATATCCTTTATCAAAGTCGCACTGGACCAAAAAGTCTCCCATAAAACCATTACGATTTTTTCTAAATGCACACTCAATAATGTCACTGTTTGCTGAACGACCCAAAGCTAAAACCCAATCAGCATCATATGCAATCTGTCTAGACCAGGCTGTTTGAGCCAATGTAGGGACTGTAGAGAGGTCTTTAACATCATCTGGTGTAGCAGAAGAGATAGCAATAATAGGTACTTCTTCACTAATAGCCATGAGCTTTAGTTCACGAGAAAGGTTTTTCATCTTTACCGTTTCATTATCAGCTTTTTGGTTTGGAGACATAAGTTGCAAGTAATCAACCACTACAAAGTCAGGCTTGTACTGATCAATTTTTCCACGAATAACTGATGGATTAACTTCTCCTCCGTTATCATTTGAAATAATGTGAAATGGTGGGCGACCTTGAAGTTTTGATTCATGCCATTTTTTCATCATGTCAAGTTCTACTTCACCATTTGATAGTTTACGATGAGACCATAAGCCTTCACCCATAATTGTAAATGCACGATTACGAACTTCTGTTTCGCTCATTTCTAAAGAAATAATAAGTGGTGTCTTGCCTTGTTTCCATGCTTGAACTGCAAAGTATAAAGCCATCCATGATTTTCCAATTCCAGGATAAGCAAGAAACACTCCAAGCTGACCTGGCATAATTCCAGAAGGTAGGTAGTTATCAAATCCTGGAAGACCAGTTTTAATTCCACGCTTTCCTAAAGCATTGTCTGCCTTGACTTGTTCAAAGTATGCAATAGCAGAATCAATATCTGTTGCATCAATATCACGAATAGCAGATGTATTCTTTTTTAGTTCAGAGGTTTTTGTAATTATTTCTTCAAGTGCTGTAACGCCTTGTCCAGATTGAACTTCACTTGCTGCAGATCTAAGAATATCTTTTAGGCTATCATTTAAATATTCTGCTTGCAGTTCTTCAAGATGATGCTTTGTTGCACCAACTCCTGGAACTGGAATAAAGTCTCTAAATTTTTCTACAACTAAATTTGTTGGTGGTACTGTTCCATTATTTTCTGCATAGAGTCTAATAAAGTTCCATACATCGTTGTGGCTTCTTAGTAATATTTCTACATTTGCTTGTAATAAAACATGAACTTGTTTATCTTCAAGTACTGCTGACATTACTTTAGCTTCTGTATTATTCACTTAACCACTCTTTCGCTTTTGCTCTTAATTCTTTTCTTTGTTCAATATCTTGTTGTACTTCTATCTTACCATTAAGAATTTTCTCTGCATTGTATGCAAAATAATTCCAGCTAGGATCTTGTGCAACACTAAAATAATATTCCAACAAATCATAGCAAGCACTAATTCCATAAGACTCAATTAAAGCATCTGAAGACCACTGCTCTACATTTAAGTTAATGTTTGACTTACGCTCATACTTTTGCGTATAAAACTTATTAAAGCGACTGAGCAAAGCCATTCTGTCTTTGCGTTCAGCCATTATTCTTCTAGTTCAGCCTTAGCTTCATTAATCTTTGATGCGAGCTTATCTTCAACAAACTTATAAACTCTTTCAAATGCCTGATCTACGTTTTCGCCTTCTCGCTTAGAATCAATTATTCCAAGGTCAAGTCTCAATGACTGAAAGTTTCCAAGGTTAAGCGTATATCCAAGTGTTACATTAATCTTTGTTTCTTCGTTATTCATTTGCCCCCCAAGGCCTAAATGCTTTCGCTCCAAGTAGGAATAAACCTACCATCTTCTGTCTTCGTATATGTAAGTATACCGTCTCCCATTCGCCGTGTCAACTCTTGGCTTGTAGGAGTCATGTTGTTCGTTATTAATTTGTCTTTTCTTGGTTGTCCAATATGTATACTAGAAAGTATAGCACGAATATCTCTTACCTGCGATTCTGAATAATATGATCTAATTCTAAATCCACGCTCTCCATTAAGCTTTGCTCCAATTGGTGGCGGAATCATTCCTGATTTTATTAGTTTTGGCATATACTTTCTATGCCTATTGACAAGTATAGAAGTTTCTGCTACAGTGTATGCTCGTTCTCTATTGCGTCTAAAGTCAGAACGCAGACATGTTTCAAATCTATCTTTAGTTATATTATAAAAAGAAACCATACCTGTTGATCTTGAGCTGTGATGAAACCTAACTAAGTCGTTATTAAGAAACCAAATTTTTTGATTTCCTTTAATTACAGACTCGTTATTGTATTCTTCGCTCTGTATTTTTCCTTTAGCAGTAGCCATCTGCCCTCCCTACTGTTTTGCGGTGGATGATAAAATTTTCTATCACCACAGCCAATACAATATGTTTCAATATGACTTTCAGATGTGTGTTGCCTATCAATAAATATTTTTCCATTACACCTTATGCATTTATTCATTTAGTTTGGTATACCAATGATTACTAGGTGAACTGCCAAAGAAAGATCTCCAGATGCTCCGTATCTTACTATGCCTTCAACCTTACTGGTAGTTACTGATTTTAAAATTACTGTTACATTTTGTCCCGCAGGAGTTCCACCAATATTGTACGGAGTTGCTGACACAATTGGTGAATACTTAAAATCATCAAAGGTATATGAAAAAGCAACCTCTGATGCTGCAGTAACGGTAGCATTATTTGCGACCTGAACATATCCACCAACAATTTTTGTTTCTGAAGTCTTTACGCTTTGTTGTCCAGAAACTCCATTATTTATTGTAGAGTAGTTGTACGTAGCAGAAGAAACTTGGGTTGCCAAGTCATTTACTGTTTCTGCTAACTGATAGATATATGTTACATCTAACGGTTGCCCTCTTTCGGGTAGTGGTATTTTTGCCATTATCTTCCTCCTATAACATTATATCGTATGTGGACCATCTGTGTATACCTTTAAAAAATCTGAGTCTCTACTAATTGGATTCCCAAGTAAGTAGATTTCAGTTGTAAGTTTGTTTGGTTCTGATCCTTGAACTACTCCATTTATAGTGTATGTCTGGGGGATTGGAAAAGAAACACTAGTTCCACTTACTCGCTCTAAATAAATCCAATCTCCTCCATCATTTCTATCTGCTTTAATCCAAACATCATACTGAACTGCTTTTCTTACTTCATTTCCATTTTTTAAAATAGCTACCGAATCCCATGCTTGTTGAGCAATTGATCCATTTTTATTAAAGTTAATAGTATTTGACACAAATGTATAGTTTGGTTGAATTAAAAAAGTTGGAGACCAATGCGATGTTCTGTTTTTATCTTCAGATATTATTCTGTATCTTACGTTGTATCCCTCTGTTAGTGGGTCAATTGGAGGTAGATCAGAATTTAATACTGTTGCCTTTTTAATTCCTATGTTTGACATTATGAAACACCTATTGCAAATCTGAACTCAACATAGTTTGCAGTATTAGGAGACTTTACAATTGTAGTCTGATCAGTATTTTTGATTACTGAGTATCCAGTAAGTCCATATAGTGCATTTACTGTAGAAACATTTTCTAGTCTCATTGCATCAAGAGCAACATAATAATCTTCTGACACTACACCAGAAACTATTGCACTTGCATAAACTTTAACAATTGAAACTGCATTCCAGTTAAATCCAGGAGTTGTATATAGATCTTGTAGTTGTTTTGTAATTACATGGTATCTGTTGCTGTCAAGGTCATATTCTCCCTCGCCAATGCCATTAATCATGTCTACTTCAAATCTTGCATTTTCTCCAGAATCCGTTGCATCTGAAGATGAAAACTCAACTAAGACTCTAACTTTATCTGGAGAAGAGCTAGAAGTTCCATCTTTATTTATTATAGAAAAAGCAAGTTTGAGTTCATCTGTTGGTGAATTTTTTGAAAAATCTACTTGTGTTCCAGTTAAGTGAATATGGTTTGATCCACTTTCAATATAAAAATGTGTTACTGTTGTTGAACCTCCAGATATATAAGTTCCAATTTGATTACTTAAAAGTGTAAATTTTGTTGTATCTGGTATAGTGGATACAGTTCCAGTTATGTTATAGTTGACTGGATTAATGCCTGTTACTGTTACAGTATCTCCTATTTTTAAATTGTGTACTTTTGATGTTGTGTATTCAATTCTTGTACCGTTTCCAGATGCAGCTGTTATTGAAACATCTTTTGTTAGGTTTGCATCATTTCCACGTATCATTACCATGTTATTTAAAAATCTAGATCTTTCATATATGTTTGCTCTAGACTCTTTATAGAAAATACTATTGTCTGCATTTGTTTGAAATACTGGATTTGTCGTTGCAATAATATTATTATTTAATGGTGAATCTAACGTGTCAACAATAGGTAATCCTATTGATGTAGTAGT